GCTCATAATCTTGCTCACATACGGTTGTGTCTGCATTGTTTGAGGTAGAACCTCATAGTCTCTACCTTCTGCCACAAATTTATCAGCATTGCCAGCACCGGCGTTATACGCAATAAGCGCAGCTTCTATATCACCATCATAGCGGTCAATCATTGCTTGAAGGTAGTCTCTGGCAAACTTCCGACTAGCCTCTGGATCAAACCTGCTGCCCTCCATAGGAGAAACTCCAAATCCGGGGTCTTCTGCGGTTGAAGGCATTATTTGGTACGCACCTTCTGCGCCTGCGCTACTAACTGCACGGGGATCACCACCACTTTCTGCAATCATAAGTGCAGTAAGCAGGTCTTCCATATCTACGTCATCTGCTGTTACTCGACCGCCCGGCTTGTATCCGACTACACCTCCATCCTGCATACCTGACATTTTCTGATGCGCTTTAGCTCTAGTGTTGGGATCAAAGCTCTGTTGTATTTCTTTAAATAAAGCTTCTATTCGTTCCTTTTGCTCAGGTGTTTTTGCAGCAGCTTTACTAGCTTGGTAATCTTTATACTGTTGAATGTAGTTGTTAATGTCGGCCATTGTCGCATCTTGAGCGGCAGCGGTAGGTTGTCCATCTGGTGTGGGTCTGGGGCTTTGGCTTTGGTTAGTCCCGCCTTGAGAAAACCCAATAATCCCACCCCCTGCCATACGCATAGGTTGTGGTTGAGGTGCCATTGCTTTACGCATTTGAGCCGCTTGCATTTGCCTTCCACGCATTTGTAAGCCCGGCGCTGCCGTAGCCATAGCTTGCTGTTGACCCTGACCGACACCTGCGCCAGCCAGACCCATGAGCTTTTTGTCTATTACAGTAGGGCCAACACCACCAGACGCCATCTGCTTCGCACGTTGCTGTTCCTGCATATCTTTTTGCAGGTTCTCAAGCGCAATACCTACCAGCAGCTTTGGATTCTTTTGCTGCATGTTTTGTAGCGCACCCAAACCCATAGTTTCATAGGCGTCTACTTGCTGTTGTACGTTATAAGCCATTGTTTACACCTTTGAATAATCTACGCGTAAGTAGCCATCGCTATCTGTTGTCACAGCATCAGGGTTTGTTTTTTGTATTTCTTGAGCCATTACACCCTGTGTAGGTTGATTCCCTGCTATAGCCTTACCCTTATCATTCCAATCCCATGTGTACCAGTTAGCCCCATTGGGTAACACTCCTACATGAGTAATATTTTCTTTTAGTCTCATGTCAGAAGAAGAAGGAAATATATTTCTGTATGCAGCAGATAAAGTTTGTCCAGCAGTACCAAGCAAGCCCAGATCAGCCAAGAATTGACTTATACCACTAGGTTCCACGTATTCACGAGATACAGCTTCGATGGGCAGACCTTGTAGTAGTGACTGCATGTACTGTACTTGTTTATACGGATAGTCCCGCTCTTCTCTGAATTGGCCTATATCTGCCTGTATACCTTGCTGATCTATAGCACGTTCTGTTGCGCCACCTCTAGCAACTGCTTCTAGTGCTTTTAAGCCATAGTCTTGTTCACGGCCAAACAAATCAGCAGCTTGTTGGTAAGCTTGTGCGTAACCTTGTCCGGTTATATTCGCTAACCTGTCTTGTAAACCTCGGGCCAGTTCAGCTTCTGCTACGGCTTGGCGTGACCCACCGTATGCACCTGCCTTACCATACTCACTTTGTAACCCCGTCCGTGCTATTTCGGCTTGCCGTGTAGCTGCTTCATACTGTGGGCGCAGTGCTGCTTCTATATACGGGTTCATGTACTGCTGCACAACACTAGTAGGAGAGGTAGAAGCTACCGGAGAACCATCTTGTATTTCATAAGCTGCACCTGTGAAAGACCCTGCTCCACTAGCAGCAGGCAACGCAAGAGAGCCTAACCCACCAAAAGCTTGCGTTTGTAAAGCAGACTCACCAGCCGATAATGGGCCGGTATACGCTTGATATGGTGTAGCAGCAAGGGCTTGGCCCTTACCTAACATTTCAGTTACATAAGGTGCAGCATAAGGAGAAAGTGATTCTACCGCTGACGATTCTTGACCTACTGGATCAGCCATTTCTATTCTCCTAAGCTGGCATCATTTTGGTAGGGTTTATTTCTGGGCCTTGTTTAGTAGTCCCAGTGCGTTCTGTCCGCACCCTATCCATCATTGAATATAGTTGTTCCGCCCCTGCATCTGAGTTGCCATTGCCTAAATGACTAACTACATCAGCAGGTATTACAAATTCACCGTCGCTCAAAGCCGCTGGTTGTGTTCCGTCTATTGTAGCAGGTACAAGGTCAGCCATCCCGTCAGTCGGGCCACCTAAATAGTAACCTTGTCCTTGGGCCATACCACCTGTAGCTAGGTCTACAGCATCGAGAACGCGCCCTCCTGCTGCATACTGGTAATTTAACAACGCGTTTACGTTGTCTACAGAAGTGTTAAGTCCGGCAGCTATTTGATCTACAGTAAAGCCACCCTTGTCAGGGTCTACGAGTTCTTTTAAGTGCTCTTGAGTGATCGCTTTTTCCGTGCCGATAACAAAACCAAGGTTTTCGGTTAGGTAGTCACGCACATTGTTTTCTATTTCTACTGTAGAAGTATCAGTGTCACCGGCGGTGTACGTACTACTACCCGGAGTGCCTGTAGTATCACTGGTAGTAGTAGGGTTTAGTATCTGATTTAAAATATCTGTAGTTGTACCAAAAGCACCTGCTATATCTGCTAGTGAAAAGCCCTCTCCGACAGCACTCTGTATGTCTGCGGCTGTAACTGCTTGAGGTGTTAACCCATACCCAAGAGTTTGCAGGTATTTATTAATTTCGGTATCTGCTACTGTAGTTTGAGTGTCCGAGGTAGGTTCACCCGCAGTATATGCACCGCTAGCATCTATTGCTTCAGTAGAAGTGGTAGTAGGGTTTAGTATCTGATTTAAAATATCTGTAGTTGTACCAAAAGCACCGGCTATGTCTGCTAGTGAAAAGCCCTCTCCGACAGCACTTTGTATGTCTGCGGCTGTAACTGCTTGAGGTGTTAACCCATAACCTAGAGATTCTAAATACTGAGATACAGGGTCAGACGCTACGTCAAATGTCTCTGATGTAGTGATGTCACCAAGGTTAAAAGTGCTTTCTGCCGGTGTGGTAGTGGTAGTTGTTGTAGTGTCACTTGCACCGGGAGTAAATGTGCTCCCGGCAGAGCCTCCGCCCCCACCAAAAATACCCGCTAAATTACCAAGAAAATCACTTAAACCTTCCGCTCCCAAAGTTTCTGAAAGTGTGGCAGGTGTAGTAGTTTCCGCAGGGGGAGTATCTGTAGTAGGAGGAGTATATGTAGCTCCACCAGCAGGGGCACCGAACTCAGGTTTAAGGGTTCTGGTATACGTGTATTCTGGTATTTGTATGGCGTTAGGATTTAACGCTCCGCCTCCCAATGCTCTGCCTGTGGGAGTAAAACCAGATGGAGTTGCATAGTCAAAATAAGTTCTACCATATTGACCCGGCCTTCTAGTAACCATATCGACAGCATCTTGGTTGTCTACGTCACCGCCTTCCGCATACATATATAAATTCTTCATTTCTTCATCTTCTGATGTAGTTATAAAAGGCTGATCTAACCCTTTAGCGAAATCATACAAATAGTCTATATCTACTAAACCACCGGGTTCTTCTTTAATTCTACGCGTGCCAGAAGGTAATGAAAAACCACCGCCATCGCCGCGCAAAGTAGTTTTTAACTCGGGCGAAGTTTCAGACTTTACAGTGCTGGTTCGTTCACTTGCTAATACAGCTTCCATTTCGGCGGGGGTAAGAGAAGACTCTCCACGCAAGCCCCCCAAACTACCTTCAAAACTACCACCCAAGGTTTTAAAACTATCGGTGCTACCTGCTAAATTGCCGGTAAACTCCCCGGTGCTTGTAAACCCAGTCCTTACTGTTCCCGGCAAACTAGCTTCGAGAGAACCAGAAGGTGTAGACGTAGTTTTAAATTGTTCACCCGGCGTGAAATCTAATTTTGGCCCAATTGAGGTTTCTGAGGTTTCAGTTTGGATCGTAGGTGTAAACTTTATATCTGGTTTTTCAGGTAATACAGGGCCAACGGGAGTGATTTCACCGTCCGAACCCAAGGTAACTTGTTGAGAGTCAGTGCCGCCTGTTGTAGTGGTTTTGGTGGTGTCGTTTACTTCCGCAGCACCGATAGCTGCTGCTTGATCTGTTGTCAAACCACCCACCAATGGGTCTGTACTTCCTATAATATTTGCAAGATCATCAGTGGTTGTGGTTGTGGTTGTAGTTGTAGTAGTTTTGGTAGCGTCATCGCCATCAAGTCCAGTGCCAGTTAGATCAACACCAAATAAATCAGTGCCTTCGGTGTCTTCAGCAACTTTAAAGACGTTAGTTGCCGCCTTTGCTGCTTGTTGGACAGCACCTGCAACTTGACTCATATCAGCACCAGCAGGTAAGCCCAGTGCTTCTCTAGCAGCTTCTTGTATAATTACATTACTTATTTGCCCTGCATCGGGTATCTGCGACTGCCCTGTTGCTACTTGAATACTTCTATTAATTATCGCATCAACCCAAGGTAATCCTGTGGTTACGCCCGTTTGAGTACCGCCGGGAGTTGTACCTGTGTAGACAACAGGTGCTCCACCTGTTTGCCCCCAAACTATAGTGCCTGCTTGTTGATTAGGTTTACCTATTATTTTAGTAGGCGCGGGTAGCCCCAAGGTTTGAAATACCTTGTCTATTATTTTACCGACCTCTGTACCTACAGCTTTACCAGTATTTATAACAGCCTGTGCAGGATCACTTCCTATCACCGCATCTACTGCATCTTGCACGACATTTGACGTGCCCCCACTTGTAACCGTTGTTGGTATATTAGTGCCGGGGCCAACTGGGGCAGTGAGAGATAATCCAGTGGGGCCATATCCAGCACTTGCTAACGCAGCGTTAACATCGCTTTTAGGTATGTTTAACATCTGACTGACTACATCAGAGCTAAACCCAGACTCTCTTAGATATTCAGCAACAACGTCGGCTTGTTGTTCGGCAGGGACATTATCTTGTATGTAGGACAGCACCGTATAAGCGTTGTCTGCCAGTGCTTCAGCTTGCTCAAACTGCCCTTCAGTTTCTTCTCTTTTATCGGTGCTTAACTGATATAGGATATCATCGAGCAAATTATCGAAATCAGGGTCATTCCCCTCGTAACCTTGACGTGTGTAAGTGCTTGTAGTCCCATCAAAAACTGTTTGAGTCATATCCCACCTACGGTGTCGGCAGTGTCTCAGGCAGTGCTGAAACAAAAATTACAGTTACTAACGTAGACGGTATGGCAGGGCGAGGGCTGGATGCTGCCTGATAATCTATCGTTACGTTTGTATCGTCTGTTGCCCACATAAGTTCTATGTATTGCCCTGCTTGTACGTCAATCGTAAAGCTATATTCAAAGTCATCCACACCACCGGAGCCAGATATTATGTGCTCTCTGGCGGTATTGGCTATATCTACGCCACTCCTGCGAACCCAGAAGTCCAGCGTTTTAGAACTAGCACTGCCGCTGGATACTTCTATCGAAAGCTCAAAATTGTAAACCCCTGAATACGTTGGAGTTATTTGCGTATTAGAGCCTCCGGCTATACTTATGGCTTCCCCTAAGTACGTATTCTCAAACTGCAACGCATACGCTGTATTGGGCGAAGCGGCGTTCTGATCCACTGTAGAAAAGAACTTGGCATTGGGCACGCTTAAAAACCTGCCGCCATACTCTCCGGTTAACAAGTTTACACTGTTGGACAACCCATTGAAAAACAAACGTAATATGTTGTTTAGATCGTCCAGATACCCACTTATTGCAGTACCTTTGGGTGTAACAGGTAGGGCTGGATTAGTGACCTTGTTTATAAGATCGCCAGCCATCAGCCTCTCCTACCGTCAGGCCGCATATCCATTCTAGGTGCGCCTAACTTCCACGTTACCCCTGCCGCTGTAGATTCGATCTTGATCGACATTTGCCGACCCCGTACCCGTGTAAACACCTGCCCAGTAAACGCTTCTATGGGCACTGTGGCTGTTCTAGTAACAGTAGCACTACTGTTACCCCCTACAGAAGCCGGGTCATACCGCCCAGAACCTGAGTTTTCCAAGGGGTTCAGAGTCATGGTAGCCGCAGGAGAATCTGCTGTAGAGCCTTCAAACGTCATGTCAGGCAGCATTCTGTTAATCAGCATAAAACGGTCACCATCATCCAGATCAAACTGTGTAGAGGTGATATTTGCTGTAAATGCTGTAGGTGTGCCGGACTCATTATCGTCTACACCTTTCTCATGGTTGACCAGTTTGTTACCAAAAGTAGCAGCTATAGGAAAATCGCGGAGGTCAGAGTCTAACCACGCAGAGCGTGACAGGCTGCCGTAATACCAGATGCCCTGTACATAGTTGTACACCACATAGCGGTCATTGCGGGTAGCGCCTTCAGAACAGTAAAACCACCATATCTCGTCAAATTGCTCGTTAGAGCCGGATACCACTTGGTCTGCCTGTTGGGAATTAAAATCATCAAACACGTAACTACGCACTTCACAAGGCAGTGTCTTAACCGTACCGTCGTAGTAGTAAAACTTGTTTGTGCCCATCCAATAGGCAATGTTGTTGGAGTACACCGCTGCATTAGGACTAATCAAGGTAAGATTAGACCCCAAGAGGGTCGCACCCCATACTATGGGTGCACCTAAATATTGTAGGCCATATAAGGCTGAATCCGTCCACACCAACACTTCTTGTCGTGCTTGGATGACCTGAATGATTTCTGTGCCTTCTGACAGGCTTAAACTACCTGCTTGGTTAGTAGCTGTAGGGTTCCAATCAGATATATCCTCTTGGTCAGACCAACGTATAAGCATTGGGTCTAAGGTAGAACTACCTATGGGATTGGCCCCAAAACAGAACGCAAAGCGGAAGATGTCAGATACAAAGGCTATATTAGCAACTGTAGGTACCTGACTAGCTCCTCCTAAAGAACTTACCAGAACACCTCTACTAGTTACCCCACTACTAGCGTCCCAGTAGTACAGAGCACCACCTCTGGCAACAAAAAACAAATCTTCACCAAAGTTAGCCTGACTCCAAAGTCTCATGGGGGCCAGAGTGCTGCCGCTTGTGCCCCACGTACCGCTGCTCCAAGTACCTGCACCCCACCCAGTAAAAGGCACTTGTATCTCATTACCTGTGTTTATCTGGTATGTGCCTACCGTGCTAGACCCCCCGTTACCTGTATCGGAAGAGTTAGCCAATACAGTGCTACCACTAGTGTCTTTGGCTTCTATCGTATAGGAGTTGTCGTTTATACGTGTAGCTACTTGATATTCTTGATTTAACACGGCTGCGGTGATATTGCCGCCCAGAGAGACAGCACCAGAAAAGGTCACAAAATCGTTCTGCACCGCGCCATGTCCTGTGTCAGACACTGTAATAGTGGCATCGCCGTTTACGGCTGCAAACGTAACATCGCCTGCCGCTGTGGTTGCTCTAATAGGGGTAATATCATTGTAAGCCCCACCTTTCTCAATGTAATACTTGAGGTGAGTACCTACAGAAACGAGATTTTGAAGACTGAGGGTAGCCCAGTTAAACAGTGAGCGTGCAACACCCAGATAAGTATTGGAAGAAAGCTGCTCCCATCCACCTATTTTCTGAGGTAGGCCACGTCTGAAGCGCACCTTGTCGGTCTCGTACCATTGACCTTCGGCGGCATAACGGGTGGTTTCTCTGTTTACACCCGGTTTGAATTGTAGTTTTCTGACAGCCATCTAAACCTCATTCCGCATACTCGCCAGTGGCAATCATGTCGGAAAGCTCTAAAGCACGCCCACCAACTTGTTTTGCCCACCGAGAGTCCAAGAACTCCACAGCAGCATCTTTGTAATTACCTGCTTCCATAGCAGTTAATGCGCGTCGAAAGCCACGTAAACGCGTAGCTCCGAGGTTAAATGCAATGTCAATCATAGCATCTTTTCGGACATCATCAAGATCGTTAAACCACGCGTACTCTGCGGCTAACTCCTTGATTACACGCTCAATATCGTTCTGAAGGAGATAGTCTATCTCATCCTCAGACAGCCCCATACCACCTTTCTGGTCGATATTACGGCCTACTCCTACAGTAATCTTACCTTCTGAGCATTCATACGCGTGGGTTTCAACACCTTCGTGGCGTCTGAGCATTTCTGTCAGATTGTTCATTAGTTACCCCTGTTATTGCTGGAACCAAAGAAGAACGCTGAAATACCAGATATCAGCCCTCCTAGATATCCTAAGATAATGTTGGCTAGAGCATCGTCTACTGCTTCGGCGCGAAAAGTAACTAAGAATATGTAACACAGAAAACCTAGAAGGCTAATGATGGCAAATATCTTAGGCGTAGGGTCTTCTCCGAATATCTCTCTAGCAGCCTGTCTGTCCTGTACCTCTACCCTAAAGTTTTCGAGATCAATTTTGCGCTCTTCCAATGTCCTAGAAAACTCTGTTTCAGCTTCTTGTAGCAACTGAATGGAGTCTGGATGTTCTTCGATATATTTTTCCAGCTTGACCGGATCAGTGGTGTTGCTTACCCCTAACTTGTCTGCCACGAGTTTGACAGCCATACCGCCCATAGGCCCGCCAATAGCTTTGCCGACAGTGGGTGCTAGTGATGCTAACAAGCCTTTTAGTTTCATACTTCTACCATAAACGTGCTTTTAGGCGGGTTCTCTACCCTGTCTCTGGGATATGGAGCAATACCTAAATGGTCAATCATTACCCCAAAGCTCTCTATTTTCTGAACTACCTTGTCAATGTTCTGCTTCGCATAAGCAGCAGTGCCGGGATTATCAAACCACATATTAAACCTGCCACGGTTTTCAACCACTCGGCCTTGGAGCCAAATATGATCCTGCTCACCAATGTCCGTTTCGATGTTAATTTCCCAATCTTCTTCAGTATTGCCAAGTAGCGCCTCGAAGCCCATCCACTCCTCTTCGCCACTGTTGATCTCTCCGTCGGTAAAGTCCACATAGGTCTCTCCCAGCTTTACGTCTTCGAGGTCTCTTGCTTCTGGAGCATCCCACGCCCACGAGTTCTTTTCAGTATCGTACCTGTTTATCTCGTATTCGATCTGCGGCAAGTCTTCTAGGTCTATCTCGCCAAATACTGAGTTGTCTCCGTTTTCTATGACTGCTTTAAGATCAGTAAGCAACTTTTCTACATCTGCACTGTTATCTATCTTGGCAGATGTATTTTCAAATACTCTGTCTAACTTGGACTGTTTTGTAGGCTCTCGCCCTTCAGTTTTTGTCTCTTGCTTAACTTCTGCCTTTTCAGGAGTCTCTGCTGACCTTACCCTGACGCTAACGTCTTCACCGGATACCTGTGCAAAGCTGCCAACTAAATTTACTTCGCCATTCTCAGTGCTTATCGTTACTAAATTGCCATCCTCAGACACAGACCCTTTAACTATCTGATCCTCGGGAAGATCAAGTTCTTTTACCGTATCAGCAGATAGCGTAACCGTAAGACTTTGAGTTGTGTCTACTTGCGCCGCGTTGTAGTTCGCAATCGGGTTTTCTGGCGAAATAATCATTCATTACGGCAACAACAAATAAAGCCTAGTCAAAGCACCTATGTTTCTGATGACTTTCCCTCAGTATCCTCCTCGACGATCTCGTCGATAGTTTCGCATACGTCAGGAACAGCTATGCCTGTGGTGACCTCAGTAGCCACGCGACCAACAGCTCGAATGCCTTTATAGACACCAGAGCAATACAGGTCTTTGTTGGCAATCATGTCTTCTGTTACAGAACATCCAGAAAATACAAATAGACTAATCAACGCTAATATTATCAATCTCATCTTCGATCCTTTTAAGCTCTCTTCGCTCTTCTTTGCTTAGGGGTGTTACTTTTTTAGCCTCACGCTCTTGGTCTTCAAGAAACTCTTGTAGCCTCTTTTTGTATCCGTCCATCATGTGATCGGCTATCCGATCTCTCAGGTCACCCCTGTCAGCCACTCTGGTGTCTTTGCTGGGGTTTATGTAGTCCGGGCCGGTATTGCTGAAGTACAGCATAGTCTGAGACTTTGACGGGCCATAACAAAGTCGGGGGATTCTAGCCACCATATCGCTGCCCTGCACACAGGATATTTGATTATCAAGAGTCATTGGCTTCTTAAAGCCCTTGAAAAACACGTTCGGCTTACCGAAAGTAATCAAGTTTATGTTGTCGTGCTTACCGTTCAACATAGCGGCAGATAGCTCTGCTAAAGCGCCCCCAAGACTATGCCCACAAATTAATGTGCGTTTCTTTGGGTCTATATTCTGTTTAACTTCACCCCAAACAGACTTATGTGCCAGAGTGAAGCCGCCGTGGCACAGTCTACCCGCGTATGGCACGGGCACTACAAAAGCATCCGTCAACCAATCCCTGCCTTGCTGTGTACCCCTGAAGGCAATGACATCAATAGACTTACGCTTTGCTATATATACTGTAGTAGATGTCCATCGGCTTTCTATTTTAAGTGCATCTTTAACACTATCTTCATAAGCCTTCATCGACCAAGAGCAGGCCATATTCAGCAGTACGGGATCAAGTTTCATTTGTCAGCTTTTCCTTCCAATCTTTTGAATATTGCACCAAGCATCTCTTTGATTTCACGGATGTCCTCGCGGTAATCATCCTTGGCAACATATTTCTCAGAGATTTGCTTCATCTCCGAGTCAAGCCTATCAAGCAGCGTGTAAACACGGTTATATGCCCACGCGGCTAAAAAACCACCAATCAGGATAATTACGTCAAAAACTATTTGCCCCGTCAGTTCCATCACTCTACCGTTACGCTAGTAATCGCTAGTACAGTAACCATTAAAAGACTTAGTATGCCGCCGATAACCGCTATGTCGATCATCGCTGCTCTGTTCTGAGCCTTCTGTTTAGCCGCCGTAATGCGTAAGTTCCGTATCTTTGTTCTTTCACGAATCATGTCGTGCCAGAGATTTGCGTTGCCCGTCCAGTAGAACAGGTCTTTTAATTCTTTCTCTAGCTGTTCTGCTTTCTTCTTCTGTAGCGTTATCTCTAACGCCTGACTCTCAACAGACTTGCCACCAAACAGCTTTTCTATTTTGCTGGGGTTAGTGGCTTTCTGCTCAAGTACACTGACCTCTTCTCTAGCATCCCAGAACTTACTCATAGCTCTGGTCATGTCACCCAGTTCCCGGCCTTCATTCACCGCCGTCTTCATAAAGCGGTAGGCAGAGGCGCATATTTGTACTGCTGCTACGATCTCTGCGGCCATTAGTAGATTTTCATCCCGTCTTGAGTCGGGTCTACCAGTATTGGCTTGCAGTATGCTGTGATTGCTGCGGAGGTACTGGGTGAACCTCGCTGTCTTAGCTTTGCGGCAAACTCGTTGCAGGTGTCGATGCTGCGAAAGCACATAGCCTCACGACAATCATCGTTGGCTACCTCAACACCACCTACCGTCATTATCAAAACAAATACATGAATCACAGCTCATACTTCTTACTCAGACTCTTCTTCTTCTTCAATTCTTGGGTCTACCCAACCCTCTACCGCTGTGAACGTACCGTCAGACGCACAGGTGTACTTGCACCCGTACCAATCATCAGGTTCAGTCACGCTTTCAATTACAGTAGCGTTGCTGCTGTTGAGATCACCAATGATGAAATCAAGGTTTGCAGGGTCACCTACTTCAATGTAAGTCGCAGTCACATTTACAGGCTTGTCATCAGCAAAGAGATATCTGGATGTGTTTGTTGCATTGTCTACGATTGTCTTCATGTCTTACCCTTTCAATAGAAGTGTTGTTGCAGCTAGAGCCTTGCCAGCCGTCACGCTGGAAGACGTTGTAGAAAGTGTGCCGTCATTTTGCACGTAATATGTAGTCCCCGGAGTTAAAGTCAAACCTAAACTTGCGTTCGTAATGACGCCGCCCTCGACAACCACTTCGCCTGATGCAGAGTTGTTGATAGCTTGGTTGGTGATGCCTACGAAGTCGAAAGAATTGGTTCCCCCTACCTGTAAAACCTGTGCAGTGCCATATTGTGAGTTACCATTATCTTGGAAGACCAAAACCATCTTATTGACGCTTGCATTGAAAGACGGAGCATTATATCTGGCTCTGCCGTCCGTATTAAAATCTACGGGTGTAGCATAGGTGATGCTTGTTCCACTGACTGTACCAACGGCGTACTGGCCCCTTGATGTATCCTCGTTATCAAATGCAGCGACTACCTTTCCATTTTGAGAATCAAAAGCCAATCCGTATTGTCCACTACTACTCAAAGAGGCAATCACTACTTCACTTCCAGCACTAGGAGTGGTTCCTGATACGCTTATTACCCTAGACCTTGGGTCATCTGATGTCTTGTAGAGAACAACGGTTTTTTCATTCGTTGAATCAAACGCGAGTGCAATATCGTTAGTGTTGGCTGAATTTAAGGCTACTGGTGTTCCAAACGTAATTGTTGTCCCACTTATTGAGCCAACAGCGCACTCTCCATAATACGAGTTGCCAGCGTCACGATAAAACACAATAAATTTGTCTTGAGTCGTATCGTAAACTACATCTTGGCTTTGCACTTGATTGCTGCCGTTGTAAAGAACTTCAGGATTTGTACTGGCAACTGTATTTGTTGACCCTCCTGTAACAGTCAGGCATCTTGCTGCACCTCTACCGCTATTACCATTGTCTTGGTAAATCACCATATGATTTGCAGAATCAGGCGAATAAGCTAGTTTTATAAAGCGGCTGTCATTTCCCTCTACAGTTGTAGCACTGCCATAGCTGATTGTATCGCCGCTGACTGTACCGACTAAAGCCATCAAGTCGTAGCCATTACCTTTGTCAGAGTACGCAATCAAAACACGGTCTTGACCTGTGTCATAACTGATCGCAACATATTCAACGGAACTAGCCGCAAATTTAACGGGTGTGCCAAAGGTTATACTGTTATCTGAAGCAGGAGT